TTAACTTCTTTTAATTACTATCCAATGAATCTTTATGTGCAGTTTATCGGTGTGCTAGGTTGGTTGGTTGTCGGAATCAAAACTAAAGATCATCCGATTTCTTTTGTGAATGGAGTTGGTCTTCTAATTTTATTTTCTGGAATAGTTTACTCAACTCTGTAGCCCAATGAAATCAAGGGGTTTGCATTACTATCAAATATATGGTACAATGGTATATCTCCAATAGCGAGGGGAGTGGGAGAAAGGAGTAGCAATCCGAGTACAGAACCTCATACTAGGGAGACGCAAAACTCGAAAGAGGGATCTGATAGAAATATCAGTAGGAAGCGATAAGGTTGGTAATGGTCTTTTTAAGAGAGGAAAGTTATATGAAAAATCTTAAAGAGATAATTAGCAAAAAAGTTGATCCAGAGGATTACGAAAAATTTGTTAATTCTATCCACCGAAAAATGAAAGAAGAAAGTAATGGCAGATTACCTACATTCAAAGAATGTGTTACTGCTATAAAAAGATTCTATCGTTTGGAGATGGGTAAGGTTTTACCAAAGAGATACAAGTTCCAAGAGACTTCAGGTAATAGACGTACTTGGTGTCGTAGAGATGTCTGGAAGATTAATACAAACAGAAAATCTATTCGTAGAAATTTTTCTGGTTGGGAAGATATTATCCATTCAGCTTGTCATTGGATTGAGTATCGTAAATATGGATCTAATGCTAAAATACATAATCTTAATTCATTTAGAATGGAAAAAAGATTTGTTGAATATGCTTATAATAATAAGTGGCATTTAGGTTCTCTGGTAAAACAAACCAAACCGAAAGTAGAGATCAGTAAAGATGCTCAGATGATTGATAGACTCAAAAAGAATATATCTTCTTGGGAAACTAAAATAAAAAGGGCAGAGACTTATATCAAGAAGTATTCTAAGAAATTAAAATACTACAAGAAAAAAGTTGCTGAAGGTGTTGTTGCTAAACCAAGACCAAAAGGATATAAGATAGAATCTTATAAAAAGAAAGTCGAAAGTTTATTAAAACAATATCCTGGATTTAGTTTGCGTGAAGACTGTGCATGGGAAGATAAAATTTTTCCCATACAGGTTTACAGCGATGAACTAGATAATATTGATGGACAAGAATGGTGTGGAGCAGATCACGAATGTCATACTTGGAAACAAGTTTATAACGAAATCGTTGCTTACATTAAATAATTAACCGATCACTACCGACCTTATCGTTTTCAAGCTAATCCTTGTAAAAAAAGTAGCCCTATAATCGCCATAATCCAATTTAATTAAGGAAAGTGATACCAAAGTACCCCACTAATGCGTAACTCTTGTCTCGTCTGTCTCAGGGCTATTATCAGAGGTGTCAGTTGTTTCTTTCTCTGTGTTGTCCTGAATCATAGCTAATTTAGGTTTTAGAGCAGGAATCTTGCTAACTAGACCTTGTAGTTCTTCGATTAACTCAGCATCAGTTTTATTTTGTCCTTTCTCTACATTTAAATTTATATTCTGAGAACTAAAACCACCCATCTCTAAAACAAGTTTAGCTGTGTTGAGTCTAACTGCATCTTGTTCTGATCTAAGTAGGTCTTGTATAACTGTAATAGCTAGTCCAGATGTAGATGTGATTCTATCTTCGTTCTTCTCTCTGATTTCGTGAGCATATTTCTTTTTAAGATACGAACCCATTTGTGTGGGATTGGATGTCCAACCTGCTTTCTTTGCTGATTGTGTTGCATTACCTGCCGTTTCACCCTCAAGGTAATATTCTATAAATTTTTGTTCGTCTTCTTTACTTATCTTTCTGGGCATCTATGTTCTCCATTAACCATATCTTTAATTTATTAATTGTCTCTTTCGGTAATGGTAAATCTTTTCTGTACTTAATCCAAGACTTATCCAATACGAGACTCCCATCTATATCTACCTGTGTATCACTTCCTGAGATATGACTTACAAGTGTTATAGTTTTGTCGTTTTCATCTACGACTAATCCAATTGATATACAGTCAGCTAAACTGCTTTCTAATTCTTTTATATTTGTCCACCCAGAGGTTGGTGTTATTGCATCTTCCCAGTTTATTATTACTAACTTTGGTTTCATTTTTTGCTTCTAAGATAATTAAGATAATCTGCCCCTTCTTCGACTTCCCAGAATATTTTAATAAAGTCTGGATGGTCTTCTGTTAATTCTGTGTTAAATACTGCAACAGCACAAGCTGACATCATTTTACATGGTAGGTTTAATTGCCTTGCAAAGTTATCATACTTCTTGTACGAGCCAACTTGTACGCAATGCTTAATTTTATCTGAGTTTGCATCTTTAATCGGACTATATCCTGAGACATGAGTATGACCTGCTATGAGTAAGTGGTCTCTTGCATTGAACAATGCGTGTTTAACAATACCATGAGCTGTATTGTACATTGAGTGTCCTCTGAAGTTATGAGAACAGTTCACTTTAATTTCGTGTTTTGGTAATTTAATTTTAAGTCTTGCGTTGTGGTTAGAGTATACAGTTTTTAGAGGTTTACACATCCAGTTAATTGGATCACCTTCCATAGCCCACATATCATGGTTTCCTGCTACTATAAATATATAAGGTGTAGCTTCTACTAACCACTCTACTAACTGCCATTGCTGTTCTCCATTAGTAGTTTGGTCTGCCCATAATCCTGCTAACTTACCACGTCTAGCCCAGTTGTTAGATAAATCTCCAACAGAACAAGCATACATACCATCAGTAGCATTGACTATATCTATGTGTTTTCTAAGAGATACCCAATCACAACCATCATCATCTACATGAGGATCGCCTTGTATATAAAGACCTATAGGTTTCTTATCGTTAATCTTTATATTAATAAACTTTTCAGAATTTTCTCTTGCTTCTTTTCTTTTGAATACTTCTGTTCTTGCATTGATTAATTCTTCTGTAGACCAATCAAGATTCTCAGCTTCTTCTAGTTCGTAATTTTTCATTACTTCAGGATGACTTGTTTTTTTACCACAAGTTTTACACTTCCATCTCTTTACTCTTTTTTCAGAACCATCGTGTCCGTTTTTAATTATATGCTCAGACTTACAATGAGGGCAACGTAAAGCATTACCATCTTCATCTCTTTGTATAATGCCAACTCTACTAAGGTTGCCACCATTATTATGTATGGTCATTTATTTTTTTCCTGCTTTATAAGGTATTCGAGATACCATTTAGCTTTTTCTAAATCTTGTATAGGAGTTCCTTTGTATGGAAATCGAGTAACATATTTTACGATGTTCCCACGAACATAATCCATATCCCATGACCTGATGTATTCTATCGTCTCTATGCCTTTGGTATAGTGAGCAGGACGATTAATAAGGTCTTGTTTTTTCTTCATCTATTTTATCCATAACTTCATCCCAAGTTATCGGTTCACAATTTAAGAACACAACACCACCATACTTATAGTCAGTTCTACTTTTTATCTGACTCTTTATGCTGATTATTGCTTTGGGATCAATCTCATGGATTGCTTTGATGATTTGCATTTCCCTTTTTGTATAAGGTATGTTTGCACTCATAGTTACCTCCTATTAGTTTATGTATACAACCATCTACTGATGTAGTAAGCCACAACTAATATTAGTATAAACTCTAAGACAGATATCTCTGGTCTCAGATATTTCGTTCTTATCTTCGTTAATAAGAACTTAATTATATTAATCATCTCATTAAAGGATTGCTATTCCTAGCTTTTATTTCCTCTACTTGAGTCTTTAATACTGATAATTCTTTTTCTAATGGGGCAATGTTAGGTATTGTTCTTGCTTCTAAGACTTCTACTCTTTGTATAAGTTGCCCTTGAAATACAAATAAAGACGCAATAGTTATTACGATACCTATGCCTGTTGCTATTGTCTTGATGTCCATAATTTGTCCTCGTAAGTTTGGTTTGGGTAAATGTTTCTAATATCGACATAGGTATTGTTTGTGTATGTGCCTATATCAATACTTTGTAATTCAGGTTGTATAAAGATGTCTGTGTTTACTTGTGAGTAAGAAGCTATCTTATTATCTCTAGCCATAACTTTTGCAACTATCATCTGTGTTGCTTTGAGCTGACCATCTATTGTTTTAATTTTGTCTGCTACCTTAATAGATATTTCTTCTACTGTTAGTTCGGTTTCAAGACTCCTACTCTCGTTATCGACTTCTCTTTCTTCTGCGACAATATCTCCGTTACTTTCATTAGTGTCTGTATCTCTTTCTGTTTCTTCGACAACTTCTGTTTCATTTACTTCCTCCACAGGTTCTTCTACTGATTGTTCAGTTACAATTTCTTCTGTTGGAGCTTCTGCCACTTCGATAGTTTCTTCTATAGGTTCTTCTGCCATAACAGTTTCTTCTGTAATTTCTTCAGTAGGCGTTTCTTCTACAGGAGCTTCTACAATTTCTTCAAAGACTTCTTCTACAATAGATTGTTCTTCGATTATTTCTGGCTCAATCATGGTAGACTGAATTGGGCTTTGCTCTAATATTTCTACAGGTTCAAATGTTTCTATAGATGTTTCTAATATTTCTTCTTCCATAACTACAGGTGCAAGTACAATCGTTTCTTCTACAAACTGTTCTTCAACTGTAAGCATAGGCATTTCTTCTAGTATCTCTATAGGTGTTTCTTCTAACGCTATAGGTTCTAAAAATATTTCTTCAAAAACTAATTCTTCTATTTGTGTAAATTCTTCTTGTGTAAAGACTTCTTCTATTTCTTCAAATATTGCAGCAATTTCTTGTGTTTGTTGCATAGTTAAGACTGTAGGATCATAAGTCATAGTAACTGATATATTATCTACATTAGGCCCACCAAGATTAGCAGGAGCAGCAGCATCTCGACCACTTAGATATATATTGCCTATGTTACTTCCTATGCCTGTGTAGGTAAGTGTATCTGTAAAGTCTACTCCATTTATACCTGTAACATCTGTACGAGTCTGTGTTGTAGTTGCAAGTACATTACCAAATTCATCTTTTATCTGAAGTCTTACTGTAAAGCTATCAGCGTTTCCTCTGTTAGTAGCCCATCCACCTTCACCACCTTCACCATTCTGCCACTCTGTCGTGCTGTTTAAAGTTATGCCATTATCTAGCATAGGTTGTGTTATTGTGTCTGAATATAAATTAAAATCTTGTGTTATACTTCCGTTGTCTCCGAACTCAAAGTCATGTCCACCAGGACAACAATCACCTATAACTTGTGCATCACCTGATGTAGTCCAACCTGTATTGCCATTGTCAAATGTGCCGTTAGTAATTAAGTTACCTGTTGTATCTGCATAAACAGCTAAAGGAAACAGTAAAGGTATTAAGTATTTCATCTTCTTAAACTGTTTTTATATTTTCTGTATTGTTCTACTTTATCATCTGTAGGTTTTTTTTGTTTAAGCCATGCTTTTCTTGCTGCTTCACCTATAAGACCTTGATAAGGACAAGGTGTACCTGCATCCATCATAGCTTCGAATACGTTTTTATCTTGGCACATCAATGATATTGCTGCAACCTTCATGCCTAAACCATTAAGTAGTTTAGCTTGTTTTCTTAACTGACAATCTTTATCAATCATGTAAGAACCAAACGAGCCAGAAAAACCTATAACAGTTACTCCTGCTGCTAAAGGAATAACACAACTGTCTTGTCCATAAACTGACATAGCAGGTGCACTACTAGGATTTACAGCAGTTTCTTGATTCGTTGAATTATTTGTCGTATTAGAAGTGGTAGAGTTTGAACTACTACCTGACTGATATGTTGTTGAACTTTCATAACCACCTGTTATTGCTGTGTTAGATCCTGCATTATTGCTTTGTGTGTTAGTCGTTGCCCCAGATGATGTAACATCTGATACTGCATCTTCTATTGTATAACCTAGTATAATTATAATGAGTAAAATTAAAGCTAAATAAAATCTGTTCATTAACATTTCCATTTCCTTAACGCTAACGCTTTCCTTGTTGGTCTTCCTTTACTGTCTTTCATAGGGCCTTTAACGCCACCCATTCTTGCACAAAAACTTTTTCTTCTTCCTGCAGCTTTAGAACCTGGTTTTACTTTACCTGTAACAGGGCGTTTTAATTTAGCACCAGTAGTTCTTTTAAAGAATTTTCTTCCTGCTTCGTTTAAACCACCTGTTTTGCTTTGATATCTTTTAGCTACCATTATCTTCTCACTAATGAGCCACCAAAATACAAGCCAATAATACTACTGACTACATGTGTATCTAGTGGTGTAATTACTAATCCTGTCATAGGTTTCCATTGTGTCATGTCCACATCACTTGCAAATATCCAAAATCCTTGTTGTATTGTTTCTGTGTAACCTACGTAGATAGGCATTGACGGATC